GGAGGCGTCCGTCCTCACCGACTTCTGCAACAAAAAATGCGCAACCTTGTTGCCGCAGGCGAGCAGGTCGGCCGGGTCCATGCCGGCGGCTTCGGTGGCGGTGATGCTCGGCGAGGTAATGCGCGGCAGCACCTTGAGCAGGGCGGCGACGTCGAGATTCAGCAGATCCACCAGGTGCACGCCGCGCAATTCGCCGGAACAAGGCTTGCGTAGGGTGAGGCTGTCGATCTGACTCTTGCCTCGCTGGATCGCGGTATCGAGGATGACAGTGTTGTCGTCAGCTGTTGGTAGGGTTTCGACGGTGTTTTGGGTTTCCATGGAGTGCTCCGGTGGTCAGGGTTGAAGGTGATCAAAGGCCAATGGCGGAACGCTGTTTCTCCAGCATGTCCACGCCGTTGACCTTCTCGATGAAGTTGAGCAAGTCGATTTCGATGATGTCTTCGTTGTCGACGATCAACTTGTAGTAGCTGCAGGTGGTGGTGATGCTGTGTTCGGTGTCTTCACCTGGCTGCGCGTCGCCCATCTCGATCGTTTCGTGGCGGCCACGAACGATGATTTCCACCGCACTGACTTCGCCGGTGTCGTCCTGCTGGAATGAGCCAGCGAAGCGCAGCTGCACACCGGACGCGTTGACGCTGCCGAACTGCTTGAGCGCGATCAGATCCAGCCCGCCGGTTTTCCATTCGAACTGGATGCCGTCATCGGAGAAACCGAGGTCAGCCTTGACCGGGCCGTTCATGCCGCCGCCGCGATAGCTTTCCATCTTGCGTCCGAGCGGCGGCGGGGTGACGCTTTTGGCAACGCCTTGGTAGGTGTTGCCGTCGTTGAACAGGTTCATGTTTTTGAGTTTGCGAGGCATGGCCATGGCGTTGGTCTCCGGGGTACGGACTCCCCCGTAGGGGAGCGCCGATTCAGGCGTTCACTTTGCTGGCGAACTGGATCAGGTAGCGGTCGGTGATGCGCTGACGAAGGGTCAGGTCTTCCAGCGGCGGCACGGGGGTGTAGTCGTAATCGAGGTAAAGCTTGCCGGCCTTGAGCGTGTCCTTGTCGTTGATGTCTTCCGGGTACCAGCAGTCGCCGCCGATCAAGTAGCCGCTGCCGACCATCTCGCGGAATTTGGCTTTGATGCTCTCGATCATGTCGCGCACCAGGGACGGGTGCATGGGCCTGTCTACGGCCCACATCTGCGCTTCGGCCATGGTGTCAGCGAGGATCTGCGCGGTGCGGGTGTAGTTCTCGAAAGCGAACAGCGGATCGTCGCTGCACGTGCGGCTACCCCAGAAGCGAAAACCGCCTTCGTTGATCAGGGTGGTGACTTCGTTGCCGTTGAGGTAGTTGGCATCGGTGGCCGGGTTTTGCAGATCCCAGAACACGTCGGCGCTGATGCCGGTAACGCCGTTGACCGCGACGTTGGACAGGGTTTTGTGCCAGCCCACTTCCTGATCGATCTTGGCGCGAAGACCGAGGGCACGGGCGACAGCCGAGGCTTTCACCGTGGCGCTGGTGACGGTGTCCCAGTTCTGGAAGTCCGGCCAGATCACCATCACTTCGCGGGCGCCGAAGTTCTCGCGATAGGCGACAGCTTCTTCTTTGGTTTTGCAGTCCCAGGCGCTGACATAACTGAAGGCGCGTAGTTGTTGGGCAATGCTCGCCAGAGCGGTGGCCACCGGTTGGCTGTCGAGGCCTGGCACGCCGAGGATGCGCGGCACCATGCCGACTTTGGCCTTTGCGGCGAGCAACGCTTTCATGCCTGTGTATTTGCCATCGGCGGTGGTGGTGCCGATCAACGCGCTGGCCGTTTCCGCCTCGGTGGCGCCTGCCTTGACGCGCACGACGATGGTGTAGGGCTTGGTCTGGTCAGCGATGGCTTGCAGGCTGGCGGCGAGGGTGCCGGTGGTGCCGGCTTTGCCGACGGCGGTCTGCACGTTGATGAGCAGCACCGGCGTGTCGAGCGGGAAGACGGTAGCGTCGGCATCGTCGGCCGTGCAGACCATGCCGATGACGGCGGTGGGGATGGTGCGAATGGGGCGGGTGCCGTCGTTGAGTTCGAGCACCCGCACGCCGTGAAGATAATCGGCCATGGATTTGCCTGCGCAGTAAATGGGATGACAGTGCACAGGCTGCCGCGCGCGCGCCGGATGGGCGAGGGCTGGGACTTGTAGGGAGAGGCGCTACAGGACAGCGCCTCCCGACGAGACAGATTACGATTCGCCGGTTGGTGTCTTCGAATCCGGCCAACCCTCATTGAGCATTTCATCGCGATACTCGCCGGCTTCAATCGCCTGCAACAACGCATGTTCGCGGTCGAAACATGCCTGAACGTGTGCACGCACGGCCTTGGCTATGGCAATAATTTGCGCCGATCCGATCTCGACGAAACCGGCGGCCGTTTTGAAGTTGCAGCGATAGTCCGGATCAAGGACTGCGGACAATCCGGTACTGGCAATCAACGCCTGGCTGTCGCGTGTCGTCTCGATGGACAGCCCTTCGACTGTGACGCCGGTGCCCTCCCGCCTGAAACGCTCGGCGGCGATAATTTCACTCAGCGGCTCAGGAACCACGACGGGCAACCCTGGCGGCGAAAATTGCCACGCTCCGTCCATCTCGATCGCTTTCCAGCCAATGGCCGGCGCTGGCTCGATGCCGTCCATACACACCCAGATCATGGAGGGGTGATACATCGTCGAGATATCGCCGCTCACCTCGACAAACTCAAACACCTGATCGGCATAGATCCGCGCATAAATACTCATGTCCACTCCTCAACATCGACCCAGCCATCAGCACCATGGCCACCACGCAAATGAGCAGGGTAGGAAGGAAGCGCAACAGCACCGCCACCACCCGCACCCGGATTGACCGCATCAGCCCCCTGCGAGCTGGTTGAAATTGAGTTACCACCCGGCCCCATTTCGCTCGCACCGCCCTCGCCAGACACGACAAAATCCGTCTTTGGCCCAATGACGCCACCGCCACCCTTGCCCGAACCGTTCTTGACAGTCGCGCCGACTGCCGGCTGTGAATTCGGGGTCTGGCCGAGGTAAAGCGGCGGCACCACGTTCGCCGACAACCCGCCACCGATACCGCCCGGCGCGGTGACATGCGACCCGAACGAAGTGGCCCCGCCGTTATTACCCGGACCAACCAGCACACCGGTGCCGCCCTTGCCGATCGTGGCAATCACACCGTCAAAGCCGCTAAAAATCCACGTATCGAATGGCGCCCCTGCACCGCCGCCGCAGCCGGCGGAAACCTGCCCGGTCGCGGTGGATGCTGCACCGCCGCCAGCAGCGCCTGCCCCCTGTCCCTTCACCCGAATTTTGTTGGTTCCAGGCGTCGACCAGTAAATCTGACTCGCACGAATTCGCCGCGTGCCGATCAGACGCCCCGTCGCCTTGCGCACTTCATCGGCCAAAATACCGACGTCAATCACGCCCTGATTAACCGGCGCACTCCAAGCCTTGATACACCACATCACCGCCACGTTACGCGGCCGGGTGACGCCACCGCCCGAAGGGTACGCACCGGCGGTCACGCCCGAGGTCGTGTAAGAGATTCCGACGTTGGGATAATCCGAATCCTTATAGGTATCCGCCTGAGCCTCGACCGCCGTAGCGCGTGCGATATCGACCGATGCGCCGCCGCTATAGTTGCTGTCAAACACCACGAGCGTGCCGAGCTGGGCGCTGCCAATCGCTCGCCCCGCATCAATACCCCGGCCATGATCCCAACCCCGCAGGAACTCAGCGCGCAGATCCGGCAGACGGAAGTTGCCGGTGCCCTCGTTGCCCTTGTTGAAAGCCGTCCCCAGATAATCCGACAGATCCGGATAGACGCTGCTGCTCTTCACGCTGCCATCCAGCTCAACAAAGCCGGCCGGCATCTTGTTCAGCGGGAACGACACGACGGTGCCCACTGGCATTGCCGTCGCTTTGGCAATCAGCTCGTCTATTTCGGCCGCTGTGTAGGTGTCCTTGATGCCCATCGCGGCCAGTGTGTCCGGGTTATCTCCCGACAGCACGACCCCTCTATTATCGATCTTGACGCGAGTGAATTGCCCCGCCTGTTTGTCTGCGGGCAGCGCGCTTTTTACCGAGTCATCGACATATTTCCGTGTCGCCAGCACCACCGATGGATTAATCTTCAACTGAATGTTCGACGTGCCGCTGGTGATGATGTGCATCCGCACCACCTGGTTGCGTCCAGAGCCTTGGGCGAGCAGAGGCTTGTAGCTCGGCGCGACGTTGGCAACGGCGCTAAACACGCCGTCTTTGTCTTCAAGGGCCAGTTCACGAATCCACCAGCCGCCGACGTCGGGCGGCAACACCAGTTCGGCAATCAGGACGTTTTCATCGGTAGGTGAAACGAACAATTGATTGATCTGAGCGCGATACCGCTGATTGATCAACTTGGTCTGCGAAGGACTCGGTACCGGGTCGGTGCCATTGGCGTCGCCAATCAGCATATGGCTCGGCTCCCAAGGAATACCGAGGGCGTCGCAGTTGGTTTTCTTGGCGGCGCCCTGCGTCGTCAGCATGCCGCCGAAAATAGAGTTCTGATCAACCATGGGGATACACATCCAGTTCGTCGAGGGTGTAAAGGCTCACGCCGCTGTAACCCCGGATCGCGACATCGATGTCCGGGTTGTTCCAGGGGTACACGTCGATTTCATCGCCGTCGTAAACAGCGAAACCAACAAACGCGTCGAGTTTGGTTTCAAGCACGATGTCGAGGCCGGTCAGATGGCGGGTGAGGGGTTTGGCGTCATCGATCAGCCAGACCAGTTCCTGGTACATCGCTTCGGTGATGCCGGAGTCGAGAACGCCGATGCGCAAGGCGAAGGTGCCCGGTGTGCCGGGGGGAACGGTCTGCCACCATTCGGCGACCTCGATCAGGTAGCCGAGCGGTTCAACGACCCGGCGCAGAGCGCCGATGGTGCCCTTGTGCGAGTGCACGTAATACGCGGCTCTGCACGCGGCACGCTTGGCGGCTTCCGACCATTTGCTGTCCCAGCGATCCACCGAAAACGCCCAGGCCAGGTACGGCAGTAAGGGCAGGGGGCACAGGTCAGGGTTGTAGAGCGTGCGCAACGGAATCGGCACGCGCTGGATTTCTGCCAAGGCATGCGCGGCTTGGCGTTCCAGTGGTGTCGAATTGCCCGGCAGCAGGGGTTGGTAGGTCATCACTCAACCCCCAATGTCAGTTCCACGTTCGTGCAATACGGCGCCTGGTACTTGGTGGCGACGATGTCTTCCCAGTCTTCCAGCACTACTTTGCGCACGCCCTCGACGTGCAGCGCGGCATGCACGATGGATTCGGACACCTCCAGTGCCAGGCGTCGGCGCTGATGCACAAACTGGAGCAACTGGGCTTCGGCTGCTGCAAGGACCAATTCCGTTTCAGGGCCATTGCTCAGCGGGTAGATTTTGGCTTTGATCTGGTAATTGATGATCTCCGCGCCCTGGACCGTAAGCCGATCGGCGACGGGCCTGCGGTCGTCATCGCTGAGGTAGGTTTTGACCTTGTCGAGCAGCGCCGGCGATGCAGTGCCGTCGCCCAGGACGGATTGCACCGTGACGACAGCTTCGGCCGGTGCCGGACTTTCGGCAGTGGCGTCGGCGACCTGACCGTCAGCGGACCGGGCGTGGAAGATGTAGCTGTTGCGCGGGCCGGCGGTGCTAAGGCCTTCCCATGCCATTTGCGCACGTTCGCGCAGGCTGTCGTCGCTTTCCATCAGTTTTGGGAGGGGCGGTACCGCTGTCGGGTTTGCAGCTTGAATGACCAGGCGCTTCACATTGAAGTTGGCGGCGAGTTGTTCGAGGTCGGTGCCCTTGGCCAGGGCGAGCATATTGGCAACGGATGCTTCATTGACTCGCTGACGCCAGACGGTTTCGCGATAGGCATTCTCCTCGAGTAATTTGGTCAGCGGCTCCGACTCCATGTTGAGGCGTGCAGCGATCTCGGCTTGTTCCTCCACAGGCCAGAGGCTGATGGCGTACGCCTTGCGCTCGGCGAGGATCTGCTCGTAGTCGATCTGTTCGACGATCTGCGGCGCCGGCAGTTGGCCGAGGTCGATGGCGACGAAAGTATTCATACGCTGCCTCCCAGTTGCAGAGGCACGCTCAGGCTCAGCGGCTGATTGTTGTCGACGATGGTGCCTTCGAATTCCAGCGACGCCTGGCCCTGCAGGTTCGCGCCGACGAACTGAATACGGCTGAGGCTGATGCGGGTTTCCCAACGCATCAGCGCCATGACGGTGGCGGCGTAGACCTGCAAACGGGTGAAGTCATTGAACGGCTGATCCACCAGCTCCGGGAGCAAGCTGCCGTATTCGCGGCGCATGACGCGGGTGCCGATGCGTGTGGTCAGGATGTCGGAGATCGACTGGGCGATGTGTTCGACCAGGCCGAGGGCTGCGCCGGTTTCTCGGTTCATTCCGGTTTCCCCGTTTTCGCACCGCCCGGCATGACACCGCCGTGCAGGTGCTTCACCAGACTGATGCCGGCCGCGATGACGTCTTTGGACACGGTGACCGTGCCGGTAACGTTCTGGTTACCGGTCTGGGTGTAGTCGCCCTCGTGGGTGATCGGGCCGACGATGTGAATGCCGCCGGTGCTGACCAGGTTGGTGGTGCCGCCTTCGGCCAATGTGGCGTTGAGGTGGTGAGCGACGCTGTCGTACTCGATGACGGTGCCGTCGCGGTAGGTCGTTCGGTGCAGGCCTTCACGGTCGCCGTTGGCTGGGATGTTGTCGCTGAACAGGCCGGTCAGGACGATGCCGTTGCCGAGTTGGCCGGATGGGCTGAACAGGATGACTTGCTCGCCTTCGGTGGGCGGGTTCCATTCGCGGTCGGCGCCGGCTCGGGCGACGACCCATGGTAGCCAGCCGGTGGTGAGTGTTCCGGTTTTGACCTGCACGCGCGGCGGCTTCATCTGGACGGCAGCGATGGTGCCGAGGCGGATGAGATTTTCGATCAGGCGGGCGAGGGTGGCTGAGTCGTTCATGGCGCCGATGGTGGCGCCCGCATGCGTGCGGAGAAAGTGGCAAGGGTTGTAGTATCCCCAGCTACATGAAAAGGTTGAGTTTTGAATACTGGTATGTGAATTCCAAGCTCTCTAGGAGGTAACGTGGTCATTAAACTTGAAAATCGGCTCATTGCGTTTCTGGATGTACTGGGGTTCTCCGCGCGGTTGGAAGCTGGGAATATAGATAGCCTGCATGAGAAGTACTCGTCTTTTATAGATGAGGCAAAAGTAAAAACTTTCTATGGAGCACTAGGCGATGATGAAGGAAGAAAGAATTTTGATTTTTCTCAGTTTTTGTTTGACTCCATAGTCTTAGTTTCGTGTCCGGTTGATGATGTCTATAATGTCAACAATTTTGTGGCATCTGTTTCTTTCTTACTCGAACTGGGTTTCAAAAATAAACTCCCGTTAAGAGGCGCGATTAGTCTAGGGGATTTTTTATACGACTCAGAAAGAAATATTTTTCTCAGTGAACGGTTCCCCGAGCTTGCAAAGTTTGAGCTAAAGCAAGAATGGGCCGGATGTTCGATTCTCGAGCCTGCTGAGCAGATGATCCTCAATTGTGCGTTCATGGATGGTGAAAAACTGATCGTTAACGAAAGAAGGGATCAACCCGTGCATCGTTATCCCGTGCCACTCAAGGGAGGGCGAGTCGCCAATTATTTAGTGTTGAATTATCTATTTTTTCTTACGGAAACAGAGATTGTCGAAGGTATTGATTTTTTAGTTGATGGCAAGAAGGATGAGGTCCTCAAGTATTTTGAGTTTTTGAAGAATCTGCCTCTTCCTTTACAAGTACTGTCTCCGGAATTCTACCCAGCGAAGTATGCGGCTATCATGACGACCAGAAGCGGGTTTCGAATTAAATTTGCGGATGAAGACTTTAAAGCTTGTGCACCAGGTGCCGGCGCTTTTCAAATTACGGCAGTAGGTCGCTGGAAATAATTGCTTAACTGTTAAAGGATTAAGTGTTTCAGAAGCAAGTCGCGAATCAACTCAAGATCAGTCTCAGTCAGACCCAGCAGCTCCCGTTTCATGTATTGCACCTCGGGTGCACCACGTTCGGCACGATCCATCAACCCATACTGGTGCACCCTTGCAATTCGGGCCACTCGCCCTGAAAAACCAGCGATTACAGCGCTTCCATCACCGTGCACCTTGAAGAAACTGGCTGTGCGCAGTTTATGGAACATCTTCAACTTACGTTTCAATCGGCCCTGTTTTCCACGCAGGTTGCGTTGCTTGCGCGGCGCGTACTTGCTGCCGTCCGGATTCTGTTGGGCAATGATTCGTTGTTGCTGGCTGCGTCGTAATGCCTGGCCGAGACTACGGGCCAGCTTGTTTCTCGATGCTGGCTCAAGCTGCCCGAGCAATCCCGCCGCCCAATCCTCCAGCGCCTCTAACCGGTTGGTCATTTCGGCAGTACCCACTCGCTGCCGGTGCCTTGGGCGCCAGGTATCCAGTTAGGATCGAGGAAATCTGCAGCTCGTTGCGGTTCACCGGGATGGCGGATGGTTGTGTTACCCCGGTCGTCCTTGCCCAGCACCACGCGCTCGGTCAGGGGAAGGGTCAGGCTCATGTCTACTTTGCTATTGTCGAGAATGTCAGCCTCGAACTGAATGCCGTCAGCGGCCTTGCTCAGGTTCTCCAGCAGTTCGGACTGGTGCACGCTCAACCAGCCGAGCAGTGGCAGCATTACGCTGTCGGGGTGGCCGGCGAAGTCTGTGAGGATGACTTGCAGGTCGAAGCTGTACTCGAACGACAGCGTCTGCGCGGCCGTGCAGCGGATCTTACCGTTGTCGATGAAGATCAACAGCCGGTCGGGGTTGTGCTTGAGTTCGGCCACGGTAGCGAGCAGGTGCGCTTTCAGGCTGTCGGGCTTGTTCATGGTCGGGCCTGCTGGTGTTGGTAAACCATGTCCACCTGGCTCGCACAGTCTGCCCACGCCGCCTCGACGCGATCCTGCTCGGTGAGCTCATCGCCGTTACTGCGCGGGCTGGTCGCCGGCAGCGTGCACGGCACCACGGCCGGACAGCCACTGATGATAAGCGTCGGCGCCGGTGAGGGCGGGGCGCTCGCGCAGCCGGCGAGCAGCATCAGGCAAAAGCTGTGCAGCCCAATTGCGTAGATCGGCATTTTCACGTTTCAGAGCCTCGATGGTGAGTTCGCGCTTTGCCAGGCCTTGGCGCAGTTGATCCTGTTGCGTGCGCAGGGTGGTCTGGGCGTTGCGTTCCTGTTGCAGGGTGTCGCGCAACGCGTTGGCATTGGCGAGGTTGCGCTCGGCTTGTTCTCGGGCGCGGGTGGCGTCTTGCTCGGCCAATCGGGTGTCCTTGTGCGCCCCGCTGATGCGCAGCTCCTGACTCCAGATAAGCAGCCCCAGCGCTGCAAGCAATGCAACGCCGAGCAAGGCCTGCCGCAAGATGCTCACGCCCTGTACCAGCCGAGTTGATTCATGTCGCCGATGTCCATGTGCTGGATAGGGCCACGAATGATGATGACTTTGCGCTGAGGGTTCTGGATGCGGAGCGCGTCGCGCAGTTGCACCATGTCCTGCTGATCGCTGTCCTCTGGCACTACCAGCAGATCACCGTCCTGGACATTCAGCCGCTGCACCGCGTCGAAGTCGATCATGCTGCCACCGCCTGCCCACAACCGCAGTCATCGTGCCGTTCGTAGGCGCGCTGGAGTTTGATGTCGTACAGGTTTCGCTGGTAATCCGGTCCGTTGTAGAGCTTGGCGAACTCGGTCCATTTGCGGCCCTTCAGCGCCTTGTGCAGCACCGGGTCGGTCTCGATGAAACGGACGAACGCGTCGAACTGTTGCGACTCGCCTGCATTCATGGCGGCGACGAAGTCTTGCACGCTGCTGTAACCCAGGCGCTGCCAGTGAAAGCCCATGATCTGGAACGCGCCCCACGAAGCGGACTCCAGCGCGGCGGTGTCGTCGATCAGGCGAGCGGTCGCCAGGCGCTGGTGTTCGACGCTACCGCCGGCATAGCCGCCGGATTTCGGATTGATGATGGCCGGGTTGGTTGCGGCCAACTGATCAGCGTGGCGTTTGAGCGCGGCGGGGTCGTCGCCTTCGTGCCGAACCTTCGCCAGTTGGCGATACATGATGTGTCGTTCGAACAGGATCACCGGTTTGCCATTATCGAGAAAGCCACTGCCTTTCGATTCAACTTCATTGACCGCGTAGACGCTGGCTAGCGGCACGCCGAGGCGTTCGGCGGCGTTGACTAGGTCGGCATTCTTCAGCAACTGCTGGCAGTCGGTGCCGGTGAGCGCGCTGAGTGTCTTGTTGCCGGCGACGCCATCGGCTACCAAACCAACCTTGAGTTGATAGGCGCGCACGGCGTTCTCCGTGGCATCGCCATAATCGCCATCGACGTCCAGTTTTGCGCCGTGTTGGTTGAGGCTCTTTTGCAGATTGCGAACCGCTTGCGAGCGGTCACCGTGGCGAAGTGTGGTCATAGTTGCTCTACCTTGCGGTTGAAAATCTTCTTGGCGGCCGCGCGAGTGCCCTCAACGCCGAGCAGCCCGATGACGCCTCCGAAGAACGGCGCAGTCGAGGCTGGAATCCCCAGCAGTGACAGCCCATGACTGGCGGACAGAGCGAGTGCGCCGCAAAGGGGAGCCTCGATCACCATCCGGCGCACGGTGCCGCCGCCGTAGATCACTCGAAGGCTCGCAATGACAACGGCCAGCAGGCCGGAGTAGATGGCGGGCCAGTTCTGTTCGAGCCAGGCGGCGAGCCAGGCCCAGGTATCGGGACGGTCAGGCATGCGTTTCATTCCATGATCCAGAGTGGTTGGGTTCAAGGGCGCGGTGCGGGCGGTTCAGTCCCATAGGTTCACCATCTGCCGTTGCGGGGCGGCGGCTTGGGCTTCGGGCATTTGCACCAGAAGGCCTTGCGGCAAGGTCGGGCCGTGGTCGGCAAGTCCGGGGTTGGCTTCGAGTACTGCTTCGGTGACGCCAGCGGTGCGGCCGTAGTGACGCCAGCACAGAGCATCGACGGTGTCGTTCTGCTGGGCGCGGATGCTGACGGCCATCAGATCAACTCCACGGTGGTGCGGCCGAGGCCGAGGAAGTCGCGCACGGCCCAACGTTGGTCGCGGCGCAATTCGTCGATGCTCGGGGTCAGTTCTTCGGCGTTTTGGTTGCCGCTGTTGGTGCTGTCGAAGGAGCGGTAGCGCTCGCAGATTTCGGCGCCGGTCGCCGCATAGATCGCCCGTTGGTAGAGGTGAATCAGTTCAGATTTGTCCTCGATCTGCTCGGCCGGTACGTCCGCGAGGGTGGCGTAGCCTTCGGCCTGTTTGGCGCGGCGCCATGTGGCGAACTCGCGGTTCACGCTGATGGCGGCGGCGATGGTCGCGGTTTCCAGACGGATCGCTGTGACGCTGGAGTCGATGCGCAAAGTGCCGCGCACGTCGTCGAGGTCGATCGATGGCCAGAAGGGGTCGGTGTTGATGTGGCCGCTGGTGGCCGGAGTACCGCTGCCGCCCGCTACGAATCCGCTCATGAATCTGCGCTCTGTTATAGGTCGCCGGTGGTCGGGGCTTCACGTTCAGGAGGAGCGGCCTGGCCGATCCGCCCCGAGCCGGCGGGGTGCGTGGGGACGCTCGGTTAGCTGCCAGCGGCAGCAAGTTTGTTGAGCAGGCGTTCGGCCCGCTCCAGATCCTTTTTGCCACCGCAGGCGTCGTGCAGGTCGATGGCTTTTTTCAGCAAGTCGATGCCGGCTTGCACTTGGCCAGGTTGACCGGGCTTTTCGTCGGTGATGCCTTCGAGTGTTGCGCGCCCCATGGCGAGGAACAGCTTGGCGCGTGCCTGGTCGGGCATGTCTTCGGCGTCGGTCAGTTCGGCGGTGCGGTGCAGGACGGCCAAGTCGAAAGGCTCGCCGACCTTCTGCGCCTTGAACGCGGCGGTCGCGACTTCTTCGGCGACCAGACAGCCCAGCGTGCGGGCGAAGCGGTCCGGCATGACCATCTTGTGTTGCAGCACGTACTGCGCGATGTCGAGGCCGCCGGTGAAGTCGCCGGCATCGAAGCGCCAAACCATGATGGTGGTCAGCACTTCGTCTTGGGCACCTTGGCCAGCGTCCAGCACGCCTTGCACGTAGGGGATGTATTCGGGCAGCAGCTGACGCTTGAGTTCGGCCTTGCCCTGATTCGATTGCACCTGTTTCAGGCGCAGGCGATCTTGCAGCAACTGGTTGAGCTGATGTTCGTAGGCCGTGGCGCCGGCCATGGTTTGCGTGGGTTCGGTCGCTGCCGCCTCAATGGCGGCAGTGACTCGCTGGAAATGCTGCTTGGCGAGGCTGCTGGCCATGGCTTATGCCCCTTCAAGCTCGATGTTTTCGACCAGGCAGCCGAGGCCGTAATCCTCAACGACATAGGCATCGTTGCTGGATTCGTAGTTCTCGATGCGGTTCTTTTCCGGCGCTTCCTTCACGTAGCGACGGCGTCCACCGATCTGCCAGTAGATGGCCAGGTTGCTCAGCGTGGTGATCAGTGCAGCGCCGTCGGGCACATACGGCACTTCGATTGGCTGCTTACCGCCCATGCGCTTTTGCGACAGGATCATGTCGGTTGCCAATTTCTCGGTGGCCGGCTGTTCCTTGTTGATCAGTGGGAAATATTTGTCGTGCACCAGGTTGCTGCCGAGGATGACCACGATGCCCGGGTCCTTGCGGTGCCAAGGATCGATCAGGTTGGCGATGGCGTCGTACACCAGCGCGTCGAGGTTGTTGTAGTCCGCTTCTGCACCGGTGCCGATGACGATTTTGCCGGCGGTTTTGCCATCCTTGAGCACGCGCGCCGAGGCGTTGTTGCGGTACTGCTGAAGCCAGCCGATGTTGACATCTTGCAACAGGGGGTTGGCCTGTCGGTCGGTGGTGGCGGCAGCGCTGACGCCGTTGAAGCCGACCATGATGCGGTCGAGGGCTTGGCGTTTGAGGATCGCGTCGCGCAGGCGTGCCTGGAAGTCCGGGAACTTCGCCCAGGCGTCGAGCTGCGCGTAGCGGATCGCGGTGTCGAAGTCGGTGTGCTTGGCTTCGTAGCCTTTCTTGTCCAGCGACGACACGTCGCGAGGTTGGCGGACGCCGTTGCCGGTAGTGTCGGTACGGCCGGCGATGGTGCTGCTGACGCCAAGGCCGACTTTTTCGCCTTGCAGCTCATCGACGCCGATGATGCCGATCTGGCCGAGGAATTCGCTGGATTCCTGCATGCGGGTTTCCAGCGTTTGCTGGACGGTCGGATCGACCGCGAAAGTGGCGGCAGTCGAGGACACGCCATTTAGGCGCGCCAACTGGCTCAGGTAAGCGTTGAAGTGTTCGCGAGTGTCGTTACGCATGAATATCGTCCTTCGTGGGTCGGGGCTGTGGGTGGGCCGGCTGTCAGCAGTCGGTCATGACCTGGTTGTCGCCACCGGTGACCGGAGGGCGCTTCTTCTGGTTGTGGTCTTGGGTGTTCGAGAGCTTGGCCTTCAACTCGGTGAAGTCCTTGCTCAATTGATCCAGTCGGGTACTTAGGCCTGCGGAGAACTTCTTCTCGGCGGTCAGTTGGTCGGGCAGGTCCTTGACGTGTTCGGCGACGGCCTCGACGGCTTGGCTGATCTGCGAGAACTCGGCGTCATCCTTGGCCTGTTTGCCGCCGAGCAGGATTTGCACCTTGCTGAACAGCTGAGCGCCGAGGCTTGGTTTGTCCTCGATTTCTTCAAAGGTCAGCTCGGTTTCCAGCGCTTCGGTGAACATCGAGGTTGCGGAGTAGTGGCGATCCTTGAACGGATTGGCGTCTGGCTTCTGCGCGGAGAACGCCAGGACATCGGTGCCAAGGCTGGCCGGGGAGTCGGTTACCGCGAGTCCGACGATGTACGCCTCGCCGGTATCGGCAAAGCTGTCGTCGATTTCGATGGAGGTGTAAATCTTCTGCTTCGCCTTGTTCATGGCGATCAGATCGGACGTCGGCTCAACCTGGGCAAACAGCGCCAGTTTCTTCTGCCCGTTGATGTCCACTTCTTCGGTCTTCACAGCCAGCACGTCGCCGTAGGCTTTGAATGGGCTGTCCGGCATCACGCTCCGGTAATGCTCCAGCCAGATGCGGGCGCCGTAGGTGGACGGGTTGAAGTTCTTCGCAGCCTGTTCCAGCCAGGTACGTTTGATGATGCGCTTGTCCGAGGTAGCGCCCTCGACGGCGACGCGGAACCAGTTGCTGCGAAACTTCTTCATGCCGGAAATCCTCATTGCTTGGGGCGCCTGCTGTTGGGTGAGCAGTGCGTTGCGATGAAGGGCATGGTCGTGACGCGCGCGAGTTGCGGCAATGAGGCAGGACTGTAGGGCAGGGCGGTACAAGCGGCAGCGCTATTGAGTCGCGGGCGCGGGCGGCAGCATCGCGGCCATGACTACGACCGAACTGCTGCCCATCGATCCCCGCCGCCAATCCAAGTTTCTCTACTGGATGGGCTGGCGCATCTGCGAGATTGCCGAGGCTACGGGCGAAAAGGAAAAAACGCTACACAGCTGGAAGGCTCGCGATGAGTGGGACCGGGCCGACAACGTCGAACGCATCGGCGGGGCGCTGGAAGCGCGCTTGGTGCAACTCATCCTCAAGGAAGGGAAAAGCGGCGGCGATTTCAAAGAGATTGATTTGCTGCACCGGCAGTTGGAGCGGCAGGCGCGCATCCAGCGCTTTCAGGGTGGCGGTACCGAAACCGACCTCAACCCGAACCTGGCCAAGCGCAACGCCGAGCTGAAGAAAAAGGCGGTCAAAAACGAGATTGATGAAGACCAAATCGAGCTGCTGCGCGAGGCCTTCATCGATGGCTGTTTCGACTATCAGAAAGACTGGTACCGGGCTGGCAATCAGCGCACCCGCGTCATTCTCAAGAGCCGGCAGATCGGTGCGACTTACTACTTCGCCCGCGAGGCGTTTATCGATGCGCTGGACACCGGGCGCAACCAGATTTTCCTGTCGGCTTCTAAGAACCAGGCCTACCTGTTCCGGGGCTACATTCAGGCGTTCTGCCGCGAGATTATCGGCGTCGAACTGACTGGCGATCCCATTGTTTTGCCCAACGGCGCCGAGCTGTTTTTCCTCGGTACCAACGCGCGTACCGCCCAGGGCTATCACGGCAATTTCTACTTCGACGAGTTCTTCTGGACGTTCAAGTTTGAGGAGCTGAACAAGGTCGCCTCGGGCATGGCGATGCACAAGAAGTGGCGCAAGACTTACTTTTCCACGCCGTCGAGCATGGCCCACGAGGCGTACACCTTCTGGACGGGCGAGCGCTTCAACAAGGGCAAGCCCGCCGCGCAGCATACGAAGGTGGACGTGTCCCACGGCGCGCTCCAGCAGGGCCGGTTCTGTGAGGATCGATTGTGGCGGCAGATCGTCACGATTCTGGACGCGGAGCGGGGTGGGTGTGACTTGTTCGACATCGAGGAGCTGCGCCGGGAGTACAGCCCCGAAGCGTTCGCCAACCTGCTGATGTGCGAGTTTGTCGATGACGGCGCGAGCATCTTCCCGCTGACCCTGTTGCAGTCGTGCATGGTGGACAGCTGGGTCGAGTGGGCCGAGGACTACAAACCGTTCGCCATGCGCCCGTTCGGCGACCGTCAGGTCTGGATAGGCTACGACCCGGCCGAGACGGGCGACTGCTCCGGCATGGTCGTGGTCGCGCCGCCCCTGGTACCGGGTGGCAAGTTTCGCATCCTCGAACGCCACCAATTCCGGGGCATGGACTTCGCCGCGCAGGCTGCGTTCATCAAGAGCGTCTGCGACCGCTACTGGGTGACCTACATCGGCGTCGACGTGACCGGTCTGGGCAGCGGCGTGGCCCAGCTGGTGCGCCAGTTCTTCCCGGCGGTCACCACCTTCAGCTACTCGCCCGAAGTCAAAACACGCCTGGTACTTAAGGCCTACGACGTGATCCACAAGGGCCGGCTCGAATTCGACGCCGGCTGGACCGACATGGCCCAGTCGCTGATGGCGATCCGCAAAACCGTCACCGCCGGCGGACGCCAGTACACCTACACCGCCGGCCGCAACGACAACACCGGCCACGCCGACCTGGCCTGGGCACTCTTTCACGCATTGCACCACGAACCGCTTGAGGGGCAGACCACTGCCAACACCGGGCGCATGGAGATTTACTGATGACCGAACAAATGGCCAACCAGAGTTTGCCCGCGACCATGTCCACCACCGGCGCGGGAACGCAGGTGTTTTCCTTCGGCGAGCCGACGCCGGTGCTAGGTGGTCGGGAGGTTTTCGACTATCTGGAGTGCTGGTTCAACGGGCGGTGGTATGAGCCTCCGCTGTCGCTTGATGGGCTGGCCCGGTCGGTGGGGGCGAGCGTGCATCTGCATTCGGGATTGATGTTCAAGCGGAACCTGCTGAGCAAGACGTTTATCCCGCATCCGCTGCTTTCGCGGGCTTCGTTTGAGCAGTTTGCCTTGGACTTTTTGTGCTTGGGTAATGGCTATTTTGAGGGGCGGCGTTCGCGGCTGGGTGGGGTTCGCAAGCTTGAAACCCCCTTGGCCAAGTACATGCGTGCTGGGCCGGATGGGCAGTTCTACCAGGTGCGGGGGTGGAAGGATGAACACGCGTTTGAGCCTGACAGCATTTTTCATCTGCGAGAGGCCGATCTGCACCAGGAGATTTATGGGTTGCCGGAGTGGATCAGCGCTTTGCAGTCCGCGTTGTTGAACGAGTCGGCGACGTTGTTTCGGCGTAAATATTACGAGAATGGCAGTCATGCGGGGTTCATTCTGTACATGACGGATGCGGCGCAGACTGAGGCTGATATTGATGCGTTGCGGAAAGCGTTGAAGGAGTCGAAAGGGCCTGGGAATTTTCGGAATTTGTTCGTGTACTCGCCGACCGGCAAGAAGGACGGGATCCAGCTGATCCCAGTGAGCGAGGTGGCAGCGAAGGATGAATTCAACTCGATCAAGAATCAGACGCGGGATGACGTGTTGGCAAGCCTGCGCATTCCGCCGCAGTTGATGGGGATTGTTCCGCAGAACGCTGGTGGGTTTGGGTCAATTCGGGAGGCGGCGCAGATTTATGCGGCCAATGAACTGGAGCCGATACAGACGCGAATGACTCAGTTGAACGACTGGCTGGGTGAAGAAATTATGCGATTCAGACTCTATGAAGTCGGAGGGGGGTAACCCCTCCGTGATTAAGCAAATGTAGTCATAGAAGGAATTGAAACCCCATATGGTATTAGTAATACATAGGGTGATCTAGAGTGTAAATAATATTGTTGTGAGTGTCATTTATTAGGTTTGTATTGTTTTCAAATATAGGAACTGCGTATTCTTTGAATTCGGATAGTGTTTGTAAGTTGCTGAGCAGGCCTTGCATTACTCCCGCTTGGCACCTGCCTACAGCATAAATCATTATTGAGCTGAATAGTTCTAGCTTTTCTTTTGTGAAATCTACGCTTCGAAATCCTGAGTGTACGGAGTTGTTGCGGAAGTCGCGAATTTCTTTAACTGTTTCTGTAAGTTGTTTTTGCCAGTATTTATATCTCTCATGGTCTTCTAATTTGGCTCTCACCGTTGGTGATAGTATCAAAAGCTGTAATCCATTTGGGAAGCCTAAAAACAATCGAATATAGCTCTCGACGCAGTTATCGGTTTCGTCTGCTTTCAATAACGCCTCTAAGGCAAACCATAAAAAAATGATCTTCAGTTGAGGATTCGTCTCGTTTTTGCTGTTTCTTCCCCAGTGAAGAGAGCGCTTGTATCGGTCACTAAGCTCATTTTTTAGTGATAGAACATAACTGGTCGCATCAATGCACTGTATCGCGCCGTGCCGTACAACGAAAGAAAGAGACTGCTGAAATCCGTATCTTTCAATGGGTGTGATTTCGCCTGTAGATAAATCTTTGATTAGGCCAATTCGGGATGTCTTTATCGCTGATACAGCAAATTCAGTCGATTTAAAGTCAAGGACCTCCAAGAATTTGATGTCGGCGATATGGATGGCTTCAATGTGCGTTTCGCAGTCCACAATTGTGGCAATTCTTGCGCATATTTTATGTTTGTTAAAATCCAGCCCGCCTTCGGATGCGGATTTTTCAAATGCCTGAGATTCGAGTTCGGTATCAGCCGAATAAGATCGAGGTTCAACGCTTCCGTAGTTAAGGGTGGATGGAAGCGTGATGCTTCTATCATCCAAGATTTTCACTACTAGAAAGCTAGTCATTTGTACCTCTGGAGGGAGTCTATTAGTTGAGTGATAACTATTTGCTTGAGCCAGGTATTGAATTGTGGGGAAAGTGTTATACGGTACTTTTGTAAATATCTTGATAAAGGTTCGGCTATTATGTAGCTATGTCGTTCGATGCATACTTCGAGAATGGTGGTAAGTTGGTCGTTGCTTAGACGTTTTTCAAGTAGCTCGCAGCTTGTACTTTCGCAAGCTGCAACGTTGTTTTGCGATTGATAATAGCGCAATCGAAACCATAGCACCTCACTGCTTTCTTGCGCTGAGTCAGTCAGGAGTTTGTCGTATTTGTACACCCAGTCGTTGTCAAAGGTGGCAATTGCAATGGTGTAGCCTAATCGTATTGTCTTTTCATGGTTAGGGCTTGTTTTGCACAGCTCTAAGAAGAAATGCTTGGCCTCTAGAAGTCTACCTCTGCCGACTAAAGTGGCGATGTAGTCTGTAAGGCGTTTGGGGTATTTTCGACTGTTAGTTGCTGTCGCTCTATAGTTTTGTTCAGACTCTTCCAAAACGCGAAACTCCCTTCTCTACGTCGAACAAATTAATAATATTCTCTCATTTTTTAACGCCTGCATCGCGTTTCCGGAACCAGTCCTATCATACGTAGCAAACACGGCTTCAGTAATGACTTTCGTCACCTGCGATTGTGGTCGTTTTAGAGTGGCTTCTCAGCAATCGCCCAAGCGTATGTCAAGGCAGTCATGACGGCAAAGCCGACTCCGTGATTCGACCGATGTATCGGTAGGGAGGCGATGAGCTTACCGATAGGTACTCATGACGGTGTCATAAAGAGGTGTAGGCGGGTGGCTTGGCGCGCGCCGTCGTCCCCCCACCTCGCCTGCGGGCTAAATGGGTCTTTTTTTCCGCAGTCCTGCACCTGGCCGAGCGCCCCCACGGCCGGGCGCTGTAGTAGTGGCGGCGAAGGTCCAAAAGCCTGCGGATCCCTGCGAAGGGTGGGGGTCTGACAGGGCGGATCTGGCGAAGCGGGAGACAGGTAGACGAAACCTTTCGATGCGGGTTTTTCAGGAGCGCCATCGGAAAAAAGTAATGTGGTAATTCGAATATCGGGACACCGGCGAAAGCCCCGTATTCATTGGCTTTGCTGGCTTACTTCGGAAAGTAATTTTGAGTAATGAAAAAGGTAATATGGCTGTAAGCTGTTGATTTGTAAGGGATGCATAAAAACAAATATTACTTCCTTAAAAGGTAATTACCTTACTTCTACATTACTCAAAAATTACTTCATGCCGATCCTTTGCAGCCCAGTAAAATCAAGGCTCTCAGCCAGATTGACCGTTGAACTTACAAAAATTACCTTTTTCCGATGCCTTTGCCGAAAAAACAGCATTACCTATCAGACGGTACAGCTGATCGCCCTCGCCACTCATTCATGCAGATGACGAAGAGACACTCGTGCGCAGTCGTTTTGCCCGCGACAAAAACGTTTGTGGGAAGTGCTTGGGATTGGAGCGACAGGCGTGTGTTCCGACGATACGAGAGGTATGTCGCTTGTCCCGCCAGGGGGAGAAAAAGAAATGGGGTGGTACGAAAATGGTACGTGCGTTTCTTGATGATGCTGGAGGCCGCGACTTTAGAGGCCTGTAGAATTAGCCGTGCCAATCCATCATCGGGGCGACGGAGAAGCGGCGGGAGAGTGGGGCGGGTGTGGCGGAGATAGGGGACATTGGCGGTTCTGGATTGGGTGGGGCTGGGAGGTGGGGGAGTTTATCAGGAATGGGGGCGGACGGGTTTGGAGGCTGGTGGAGGTCTGTCTTCTTTGCTCATTAATAGTGGATGCTTGGTAGTAAATAAATCTGACCTACGCAGTTGTCTATTATGTGGGCCATTTCTTACTCCTTTAACTCGTCGCAGGGAAATAGGTGTACTGGATTTATTTTTTTGTGCGCGGATTTATTTCTGATAGTGTTTTTGGATGTCCTTCCAGATGTAGCCATATCTGAATTCAAGCCAGCGTATTAGTAATTTGTCCCATTGTCGGCGGAAGTTGCTTTTCTCTCTTGCCTCCAGCATTTCATTTATGTCAGCTTTCAAGTTTTCTAAATTGAATGCTGACCATGTCATTGGAATCACCGTCTCAAGGTTCGTATGACAGACAGGTGCTACCTCATGATAAAGAATTCGCCTGATTTCCTCAGGGTCATAGTCTTCAGTTTGGCGTGCAATAGCTTCGTAATCAACTTCTGTATCAACAAAAGCGTCAGATAGCGCCCAATAGACGTAAGCGAGTTTCTCATCCATCATTGAACGTTCCATGCCAAGAGAAACATCGGGTAAAAAATTGGCGAGTTTATTTAGATAAAGCCGCCAATTTTTAGAGGCACAGCTCAGCACTACTTTGCCTGCTTCTCTTTCATTTTCTCGATGGCATTAGGTAGGTTTTGAATAAATTTAACACCTAGATAAAAGGACCCTTTGCCGACCAGCTTTGCCGCCGAAGCAGCCCGGTCCATACCCGTACCATGGGAAAAATCATCCTTAACTTCACTCCACGCTTCGCCCATCATTTTATCCAGCGACTCGTTGAAAGAAGGTCCGCTTTTTTCCTGAATCTCGTCGTCCATGCTTTTTCCTCAGGTAAGCAAGCTCACAGCGATAATATGAGCTTGCTATGCAGGTAATCTGTTGGTTTTAGGTTTCTACTGCAGAAATGATTTTTGCCTGACCGCGCTCTCGTTCCTTGATTTTTTCCTTTGCCTGACTCGCACTGCTCGCTCGTACACTGGTAGTGATTACCGAAGAGTTCGTACCGC